GCGGTTTACAGTTGTCTCTGGTTTTGGAGTGTACTCTCGGTCCCATGAGTAGTGGGTTATCGCCCACCGCAGTTGGTCTGCCCGGCGCCTTGGCGTCGTGTGTAAGGTTATACTACGCTGCCACCCCACTTCCAGGGTGGTCACGCAGTCGCTGTAAGCCACATATCTTATGTAAAGCCGTCGTGGGTTTGCTTTAGGGTTTTCCTTCCCAAACGCCCGACAACTACAGCAAGTAGTTGCCGGGCGTGGTTGCGATCCAGTAGACAGCACACTTGCGCTCATACGAAGCGACAAGGTTAGAGGCGTGTGCAACGAACTGTGGCGGCGTGAGATCCACAGTGTTTGACGCGTCTGCTGCCGTGACGTCCACAGTGAGCACGATCTTGAACTGCCAGTACGCGTTGTTGTTGTTGTTCAGCGCATGTGGCACCTGACCCTCGTCAGCAGTGATGAACGTGCCGGACGAGGAACCATTGAACGTGACCACGGACGCCGTCGTGGCGGTACTGATGTCTGCCAGTGTGTAGCTGGTTGCACCTGTAGCGCCATTCAGGCAGTCACCGCTGTACACAACGATGTACTTGCCGGGGCGCTTTACCACAAGCTTGTTAGAAACAAGACTAGATTCAACAACGTCCGCAGAGATGTTCCCAACGCTAGACACCACCGACAATGAGTTGAACACTGGGGTCAACGTGCTTGCCGACGGTGTGATAGACGACGAGATCCACTCCCTCGCGAGTTGTGCACTGTTCGTGGTAGACTCGAGAACACCACTATTCGGTGTGGACGTAACTAGCACGCCCGCCGCAGTGGGTGGGAGGGGATCACTGGACCCCAGGATGGGCTTTGCAAACTCAATGTCGTACGACACCCAGAGCTGGCCAAGGGTCTGTCCGGCGATGCCGGGCAGCCCACTGGTGCATACCTGGAGCTTTCCAAAGTCATTAAAGCGCGAGTCCTGCACTTGGTTAGGGTCTTCGTTTGAAGCGTCCTTGACGTACAGCCACTCGCCCCGCCCAATGGATGGGTTGCACTCAATCGCGTGCAAGATGTTGTGCGACGGCTTGGAGACTGTGGCAAACTCGCAGTTCTGAAACTCTATGAGGTTGTCGAACTTGGCATCAGCCGTGTTGTAGTTGGTCGCAATTCCAACACTGCCAAGCGGCCCTGCGGCCGCGTAGTCAGTGGTGTTGGACTTAAACTCAACCACCATGCCACGAATGCGGTACTGCTGGTACTGGCGAGCGATCTTAGCAAGCCATGGAAAGAGAGACTGATTGCTAGGCTGAATCGTGTAGTCATCGTTGTTGTACAGGGTAGGGTTGACGGGGACCAAGAGGTCCCCAAAATACTCCCTGTGCTTAACGGTGACGGTGTGCGTGCCCCTGGTGAACTGAGGCAAGTCGTCGATGGGGCTACGCTCATAAGCACCGGCAAGGCCAGTGCTCATGATGCTGTTGCTCTTAACGACATAGTCACCCCTACCAGTGATGGTAGCGATGCCTTGACCAATCGCAGCACCCACAAGCGCGCCTTTGGGCCCGCCTGCGTACATACCAGCTTTCGCACCAAGTGTTCTGAACGTGCCCTTAGGCAAGGCCCGTGTCAGCGCATCAAGTCTGTCAAGCATGGACTGCTGCTTACGCGCAGCCTTAGTTGGCGGTTTCGGAGTAACCGCCCGACTCATTCCCCCCTTATTCTTCATACAGTGGGCGCTCGAGCCCCGACCCACTGTACCCAGCGGGCCTGGTCAGACGAACTCATCTGTACAAGAATAGTCGGTGCCCCACAACTGGCTGAAGAACTCAGCTGTGACCCTGTCGTACACAAAGCCCTCACGCTCAAGAACAACCACGGTGGCGTTTAGCAACTCATAGAACTTGGGCGTCTGTGCAACGTCAGAGAAGTTTTCCTTCAGCAGGTAACACATCTCAGCAGGCGTCTTCCCCTCAACGTACATCCTGAAGATGGACTTGGCGGGGTTCGCATGCTGCCATGTGGCGACACCACCCTTGTAAGTGATGTTGTGTGAACTGAATGTAAACTTTGTTGGCGCAATTGGCACAACCTCTCTGACCTTGAGGCCCTGTGCGGCATAGTCAGCTATCAACCGGTCAACACTTTTGCGCGTCGCCTCCAAACAGTCGTCACCATTACAGGATGGACTGTTGCCGTGTGACACGGCAAAGGACGTTCGCATTGTGCTGTTACCGAATGTGGTAAACTTGTTGCCGGAGGGTTGCAAGCCAGGTAGGGACTTGGCATAAACCACACCAAATGGGGAGATGTACGCCACGTTTGCAAGTGCATTAGCTTGCGTGGCATAGACCGGCCAAATCAAGACAGGGTCAGGCGAGCTGATCGCGCAAACGAAATGCCACCACAGGATTGAACGCCGTGTTACTGACGTTTCCCAGCCTGTGACGTCGTTGCCTACGCTCTTGCCACCAACGACCAGTTCACGTACCCTCAGCCGTTCACTGAGTGCAGCGATCTTCTCTGAGGTATTGCCCCAGCCGTATAGGTAACTAGACTCGCCCAACGAAGGGTTGTCAACCGCAGTGAGGAGCTGCGTAGCCACGTTGACGTGTAGCGCCATGGCTACTACGATACGCGGGGCTTTCAGCTTCCGTGTGGGGTTTGGTTCCTTCTTGACTATAAGTGAACACATGCCGTTAATCTTCTTGTTAAGAAGGTCGACGGCTGACAAGTTCACGTGGCCAGCTTCAGCGCAAATAGCCAGCACTGTGAATGCTGAATATCCAACCGCGCGCTGTAGCTCGGTGTATCCGTCATAAATCGTGCGATCTTCAAACAACTGCCCGTTGTTCTGATTGCGCTGCTTATAGGGAAACCCGGGTGTGGAGGTGGTGTCACTTGCGTAAACCAACTCCTCAGCCATAGCTATCAACTCCGTGAAAGTTGTGCAGTTTAGGCATGGCTGAGTAACCTTGACGTTGACCTCGCAGGAAGTTATAAATGCAATTGCGAAATCTTTATCGGTGCCTTTGTAGAGGCCCTTGTCAAGGGCGGCGCGCACATTGGCCTCGTGTTTGTCTTTAACCCACTCAAAATAACCGTCAAGGCTCTCCGGTGGATCAGCGCTGTAACAGTCCGCCTTATCCCTGCGAGCGTACTCGCCAAGGGAATTAAGGGCTGTGTCAAAGCGCTGATCGGGCATGAACATGTTGAAATCGTCCATGGTCCTGAGCGTTTCCTCGACGGGTTTAGTTTTGGTGGGCACTCCACGAAACCCACTCACGCCGTCGACGACCCCAATGCGCGTGAGGCCTTCAAGGCTTTCGCCTTCTTGCGTCTCGCCGTCTTGGAATCTCCACTGGCGGTCAAACTCGTTGAAGAGTGGACGCCAGCTGTCGGGCATGGTTGAGCGGATTGTATCGGCCCATGCGGCGACTTCATTCCGGGGAGCGCCGTCGCTTCGCCCCCCGCCCCGTTTCCCTGTTTGGGGTCGCCAGCAACACCAGTTGCTACAGCTGGGTTGTCGTTAACAACCGGCAGTTTGGTAGCACCAATGAGCTCCTTAAGCGCCTGCAATGCCGCTTTGATCTCAGCAGCCTCATTCAGCGGTGTGGAAGTACTGGCTTCGTTCCGACCTGCGCGACCGCGGTCAGCCGCGTTGCCGTCCGCATAGTCGCTCTCGAAGAAGTCGCGACGTACGGTGCCACGCGCCCTACGACCTGCATCGTCAAACACATGTTGGTGAATGCGGTTTCTGCGATCAGCGCTGTCTTCGTTGATAGTACCATTGTCAGCGTAGTCGTCCTCCTTTGTGTAAGGCGACGCTACCAAAACACCAGCCTTAACCAGGCTAGCCGCAATGTCAGTACCAGCATTCAGAGGAGCTGAGATGAACCCAGTAGTGTGCAGGAGTACAGCCCTATTTGGGTATTGTGACTCAACGCACACAGCGCCACACGTACCGCCCTCGGAAGAGCAGTTGTGGGTAACTGAGTATTCCTTCCCCGTAGCATCAGTAGCGGTAAGCACGTTGCCTCTTGTGACGTGCGCCTCCCCGTTGGCTGAGTAGTATCTGCAGCTGATGGGCGTGCCAGTGATGGCACCTGAGGAGTGTGACACACAAGGCGCGCCGTTGCGCTTAACACCAAGCTGTCCCCAACCCATTTCAGTGAGCTCAATCAATGTGATATCACCATCACAGCGTGTGAGACCCTTGAATAGCTGGGGCTGATCGTGTAGACTAAACGCAGTATTCTTGACACCAACCACGAAGCGATTTGCCCTATCAATGTCGTCTTTCTCAATGGCATGAGATGTGGTAATCAAATAGCTGCGTCGTTCGCTGCCATTAACGACATTGAGTGCGGTGGCATTAGCAACGTGGTGGCCGTCAGCATTGACAATACGAGTGACGTAGTCATGCTTGGCAACCACGTCAACTGGTGATGTGGGTATCGTGCGTTCATCCGACGACGTTGCAACCTTAATGCGCTGCCCAGAAGGCAACTTGTACAGGTTGTACTTCGGGTCAACTGATGGTCCACAGTAAGTGGCTATCATGATTTCTTTAGCGCGCTCATCCTTAACCACTATTGTGGTACCTAGACGGCGAGCAAGAAACCCAGTCCACGGCCCATACACGTATGTACTAACCGGGTTGACATAGAAGTAGTCAATGAACGTTTTGGCTGTTTTCCACATAACTAAGCCACACTTGTGACTGAGTGCGGTGACGCCAAGCACGATCACTGTTACGGCGATAGCACCAACAGCAACCCCTGCGATCATGAAGCCCCACGTCAACAACGGAATCGAAGCAGCGATGACGACTAAATCGTGGACCACATCAGCCAGCACCACGCACGTTTTCCGCAACGAGTTGAACGTTGTCGTACTGGCGTGCACTACCGGGGTGATGCATTTGTCCAAAATTTTGTTCAGCTTCTTAACCGTTGTTGTCGGTACAAATGGAGCCACGTATTGATCATATATCGCTTTACCAACATTGATTGGTTGGACAGGGAGCGGATGGTAGGGTTCGTAAGGCCTCTCCAAATAGCACACAGGCTTGCGAGTCGTGCCGCCAACACGATAAATGTCCGTATTAGACAATCTCTCGCACATCGAAACGTACTCTGCGTACTGTTCCGTGTTGCGGTCAAGCTTGGTGAGCGTAGCGGAGATGCGCGCAGCGTTAATGGCATCAATTTCCCTTGCGGTAACATTGATGCCACAGACGTCAGTTACTAAAATCAACATGAGCAACATGCGGTAACATGTGTTGTTGAATGAATAGTACCAGTGCCGCTGGGCAGGCGGCCTATAGGCCTGCCTACCGAACCATCCACGGACGCACACGACGCACCACACAATTCCCTGCCAAAGGTAACTGATAATCTGGTGCACCATGAACGCCATGATCCAAAGCGCCGCAAGCAGCGCCTTGGGTCCGCTCAACTTGCCATAGTGAGCGGACACACCCGGGTTGTTT